CATTCAGCACAGTGCCTGTGGTAGCTGGCAAAGTCAGCGTGGTAGTCCCAGCAACAGCAGGGGCGGCAAGTGTGACTTGTCCGCTGGTGTCTCCTGTTAAAACAAGTGATGCCATATCAATCCTTTATAAAACAACCCAGCGACTACCGCTTGGAACAGTGACTGTGACCGTTGTCGTGACCGAACCGCTCAAAGCAGTTTGCGACGTGTCAACCACATAAGTGCCGATGCCGCCAGTGCCAGAAGCGAATGCGCTGATTGTAGTGCCCGCAGTCACATTCGTGCCTGAAATGGTACTGCCAACATACAACGCGCCACTGGTCGCAGATGTGATGGTCAGGATCGTGCCAGAAATTGAGCCAATGCCTGTGAAGCCACCCACAAGTGTGATGGGGCCAGTAGACATGGCGTTCTTGCCAGAAGTAACGCTGTAGGACACGGTGACCGTTTGATCATTCTCGTAGAAGATTGCGTTGCCGCCTGCGCCTGACGCGCCGCCGCCCAGCGGGCCCCAAGCCGATGCGCCGTAGCCTTCAAAGGTGCCCAAGGTGGTGTTGTAGCGCACCATGCCAGTGACCGCTGTGGGGCGCTGAGGCGTGGTGCCTACGTTGAGCTTGGCAGCTCCCGTGCTGGTGAAGTTGACTTGGCCAGAGAAGGTGACTGTGCCCGTGGCCGACAGCGTAGTGAACGCGCCGGTGTTGGGTACAACATCGCCAATCGGTGGGGGCGAGCTCAACGACCCTGCGTCTAGAGGAATGGAGATGTTGTCTACGGTGTAGAGCAACACGTCGTTGGCGTCCCTGACTATGAACTTGTAGCTGGTGGTGTTGACCAACCAAATGTTGGCTTGGCCATACGAGTCCAAGATGATCGGGTTGGTGTTGGCCGTGGTGGCGTAGTAATCGGTGTACGTAGCGATGGGCGTTGAAGTACCCGCTGCGTAGGTGTAGATTTTGCCGCCGACAAGAGGCAAGCCATCCGATCCGAAAATCTGTTGTTTGGGGGAGGGGGTTAAGCCAGCCATTGGGTTACCTCAAGTTTGTTACTCACGATTGAAGCCACGAACTTCAACTTTTGGAAATTCAGTTAAAGCGTTTTTGTTCTCTTGCGTAGACGCCAACGCGTTTTGCGTTTGTGTGATGATATTCAATTTGGTGGGGCTCAGTTGAGTTTGAGCTTGGCCAAGTGCTCTGAGCACATCAATCCGCTGTGACGCAGGGACTTTTTTCAGCAGTGTTTGGAAGTCTTGCGCGGAACTAAAGCCTTTTTCAAGTTCTTTCAGCACGTTTGCGCTCATCTTGTCTTTTAAGATGTCCAACATTTGGTTGGTCAAAGTGACTTTGACATCTAGAAAACTTGGTAAGCGAAACTTAGACTGATTGGCTTCCAAAATTATTTTCATGGCGTCCGCGCCAGCTTGGGTCTGACGCACCACTTCAGCGTCGCGCTTCAATTCTGACTCGACGCCTTTAACCACGCCCATTTGTTGCGGCGACAGCACTTGGCTTAGATCATCGTACCGCGCCGCGCCAGTAGACCGCTTAAGTAATGCAGATTCACCACGGCCTAGCGCAGTCATAAAGGGCCCTGCGCGCTCACCAACACCAAGGGGTTGCTTAAGCACATCAGTCATGGCGTTCAAGACTTTGGCTTGGTTGACAGGCGGTGATGCGGCGGCAAAAACTTGCTGGGCTTGTTGGTAGCCAGGCAACGCTTGCTCAATTGTGTTTTTGACCCCAACCAAATTCTTAACAATAAATTTATTGTCTTTGCTTGCAATCAAATCTTTTAGGTTGTCCAACACCGAGGACACTTGTTGAGCATTTGTGCTGGCTTCTAAACCATTTTTTACTTGGTTCAATGCAGACACCAGTTTGGCGTTACCTGGGTTTGCGGCCAACAAACTGTCAATCTGCTGGGTCAACGGGAGTACATTTACCGCTGTGGTGGGCTGAGTAGCGGCGCTGTATAGCGGTGTGCTTACATTGCCACGCATAGCCTCAGCAGATCGCAAATCAGGTGTAGCCGCTTGCAAACGCGCCATGCGATCGGCTTCTTGCGCTTCTCGAATAGACAGCGCGCGCCCAGGTGCAGTTTTGGACTCAACTGTTTGCCCAAGATACTGAATCTGCGGCGATGTCACATCAGCCAACGCTTGGCGTACTGTTGCGCCTGCTGGCGCATTGGCTAACGCGTTTTGAGCAGCAACTATATTTTGAGGCGTTCTGCCTTCTTCGGTCAGAGCGTTACGAATAATATTGCCCGCACGGGCCGACGCACGTTGGCCAGTAAGCGCATCAACTACGTTGCCTGCACCTTTTGCGCCCAACGCCAAGCCATATCCAGCGGCAGTGGTGACAGGCGCAAGAGGGTTGGTGTACGTACCAACAGCACTCAACACTTTTGACGCTGCGGGGGCAACGCGAGCGGTTGCTGACGCGCCACCAGTGAACAGCGTAGACAAATCAGACGCCGCGCCAACAGGATCGGTTGCCAATGTGTTTTTTAACGCTTCAATGCTACCGTAACGGTCTTTGTACAAACCGCCAACAGCATTGGCCGCGTCCACTGCACGTTTGGCTGCGGCAGGGTTGTTGTCAATTTGGTTAACCATATCAACCAAGTCTTTGGGTAACAGCTTTTGCAACGCGCCAGCGCCAACGTCCAATACGCCCGACACTGTTTGCACAGGGTTTGTAATGGCGGTCATCAAACCTTTGTAAAAGTTTGCTGCGCTTGATGGAAGATTAGCCAACGCTTCGCCTGGCACATCTGAAAATGACCGGCGTGATTTAGGAATACCGCTACCGCCGCTTTCTAACTCAAAGCCTGGCGGCAACTTTACGCCTTCGGTTTGCGGCGGTGGTGCGGTTTGTTCAAGCTCAAACCCAGGTGGTAAAGCCATTATTTGCCCCCTACTGGTTTCCAAGTGTTGCCGCCGTCAAGCGATTGTATGCGCTCGCCTGTTTTTGGGTTGACAGCAAACATTGCGTTAGGTGACAAAGGCGGTACTTTAATTGGTTGAGTTGATATACCCATACCTTTAAGTACATCTTTTGGTATTTCTGCGCTGCGTTTATTCCAAGACTCTGCGCTGCGAGTAGCGGCTTGGTGTTGAAGCCTAGCCAATTCCGTAAGCGTTTGCGCTGTAAGCTGAATTGTGCCGCCTGCAACGCCTTGCAAGAATTTAAGGTCTTTATCTGTAAAGCCTTGGTTAGTTCCAAGCCCCGCACCTTTAATTGCGTCCAAAGTGCTTTGGCCTGTAGCGGCGATAAGCGCCTCAGTGTTGGCAATTTTTTCTTCATTACTTGCGCCTACAACATTCAACGCGCGAGCAATGTTCAACTTAACATCAGCAACAGGGCCGGTAAATACGTTTCCTTGTTTAACCAAATCAATGATCCGGTTTGCGCTTTCGGCCAACTGAGGTGCTTTTTCAGCGGTGGTCATTTTATTTATGTCAACATCTGCAACATTACCTGCAAATTTTTCCCCGTATTTTTTCTCGGTGGTCATAGTAATGTTTGACGCGCCAGCTTTAGCAATTCGCGATTTTTGCGCTTCTACAAGCGGCGGTAACGGCACATCGGTATAAGTGCCAACAGATACAGGTTTTCCACCGAGCCCAGGTGTTTGAAGAACTTGGCGTTGACCACCTTGGTCAATAGTGGTCATAACCGGCTTGTTCAACTCTATGAACTTTTCGGTGCCTAGTTTTGATCTGGTCACCAAATCGGCAAAAGCTTGCGGGCCTTGTGCAATTGCGGCTTCAATTTGAGCGCGGGATTGATCGGCGGTAATACCGCGAGCGGCTAACGCAGGGCCAATAATTGGGTCTTTATGGTTGGCCTCATGCCATGCAATATATTTTGCCGGCGCGTTAGGGTCGGCAGGGTCAAGCGTATCTAAAAACGCGCGCGACTGTTTTAGTTTTGCGTCAAGTAAATCTGCCTTATTTTTTTCTAGTGTAATTGGTTGAGCAGCTACTTCACCTTGTGTCTTCGCAAGCAATGCTTGCTCTTTATCAACTTCAGTAAGTGTTTTTTCAATACCAGGTAATTTAGAGCCAAACCCACCTTTGGCTAAAGATTCGCGCAACAAGTTGCGATTTATCTTGCCTGTGGCCGGATCGTAGGCTTTTGCGTATGCTTCGTTTAAAGCATTAACTGATTCTTGTTCGCGTTGGGCTGTTGCCAATTGATACTGAGCCAATGCGTTTTGATTTTGTGCGTTTTGAATAGCCGAAAGTTGGCCATACCGAGCTACTGGATCGGCTATTTGAATTGGTTGAGCACCAAGGGAAATTCTAGGATCAATAGGCATGTTAAATCCTTAAGTGGGATACGGGTTGTTTACAGACCAACCTGGTACAGATGACGTGCCGCCTCTTATCGCACCTAACATATCTTGACCTTGCCGATAGTTCAAATATGTATTCAAACCGCCAGTCAAAGCATTGGCAGTACCAACATACCCAGATGCGCGCGCGGCGGCACCACTACCAATAGCTTCACCAACATTGGACGCCATTGTTTGGCCTGCGTTGCTGACTTGCTGAGCCGTGGTTTGTCCCATGCCTGTCAATGCTTGCAAAGGTGCCAATCGAGCAGTACGTTCTGCTTGGTATCTGTTGAATGCGTTGGTGTATTCTTGGCTACCCATTTCTTGGCCAAAGCGTGTTGCGGCCTTCAACGCCCCGCCAGACAGCAAACCGCCGCGAGCCGCAGCGGTTCGTTCCAACGCTTTTTGACCTTCGCTTAGGCGAAATGCGTAGCCAGGGTCAGCCTTGAATTGATCCATTGTGAAAGGCGTGTATTTGGACGCTTGCACCAACTCCGGCAATGCGTTGACGCCTACATCGTAAAACGGTTTTTGCCGCGCTACTGTGTCTTGGTATTGCTGGTATTGCAATTGCGCGGCGCGATCCATTGCGCCAGCTTGTGTATCCGCTGCGCGGCTTGCTGCATTTGCCCCAATAACTGAACTGCCTACTACAGCCCCTGCGACCCAAAAAGTCATGTTAGCTCCTTAACTTTTACTTGATTGCCGATGCCATACATGCTGTTGGGTTCATCTTCAACAAGTTCTTCCTCTGCTTCTTCTACCGTCGTAGAGTCAGTCCGATGAAACGTCATGCACAACGCATCAGTTTCTGCGTACACCGCGCGTTTGGTGCCTGGCTTACTGCACAACAGATGCGGCCCAGTAACAAGTTGCACCCCGTCATCAGTGGTAATCGCCACTGTGCCAGACACAATTAAATAAAAATGTTCTTTTTTGTGAACTTTTCCTACAACCAATACGCCCGCAGGGCGAAAAACTTTACGGCAATACATGCCGCCGTGGAACACATGTTCAGTTTCAGGTTGGTATGGTTCAAAAGCCATCAACGCGTCTTGCAACGCTTGGACTTTACCTTGTAACAAATCGGATGCTATTACATCATTCACGATACTTCCCTTCCGCTGACGCGCATGTTGATGGCGCTGGCCGTGCCTGCAATTGTGGAGATAAATCCTCCGGATGGCAATATCTGGCCGACAAGTTCAGGAAAGATATATGTCTCAGACGCCGCCAAGGTGCGTTGCTTGACAATCAAGTTGTCGTTGCTGGCGCTGCCTGTGGGGTTGACCAAGTTGACGCTGATGGTGGCCGATGAGCCACTGTAATTGGTGGCTGTGAATTTGTCGATGATGGTGGTCACGCCGTTGGCAATATATTGCGTTGTCTGCGTTGCCTCAACGGTTTTGGCTGGAACTAGATTTTTGGCGGTTACAGTCATTGAAGCACCTTTTACAAAACAACCCAGCGGGACCCTGACGAAACCGTCACGGTCTTACCACTAGCGATGGTGATCGGCCCAGCCGACATGCCTGAATTTCCAGTGGCTATAGTGTAACTCGTTGAAACGGTTTTGCTGTTGACTTGAATACCGTTGCTGGAAATATGTATGGACGAGGTGAATTCGCCCGTAGATGGTTTGTACAGCAATTTGGCGTCGCCGGTATAAATCGTAGACAACGAGCCCGATGTGGCAGCGGCAAACGTAGGGTATACGTTGGTGGCCGTAGTGGTGTCGTTGGTAATCGTCGCTCCGCTACCCGTAGCCACCGCCCACACCGCCGTGGTGCCGTTGGACGTCAAGACGTAGTTGTTGGCCCCAATGGCCAACCTGGTGGCGCTGTTGGTGCCGTTGCCAATGATCAGGTCGCCTGTGCTGGTGATCGGCGACAAGGCGTTAAACGCTGCGCTGGCGGTTGTTTGGCCAGTGCCACCATTGGCCACAGGCAAAGCGGTGCCTGAGTAGGAAATGGCTAGGGTGCCCGACGAAGTGATCGGCGACCCGCTGATTGACAAGAACGACGGCACGGTAGCGGCCACCGAAGTGACCGTACCGCCAGGGTTGCTTGAGTTGATTGTTTGGTTTGGCCAAGTGCCGGTGATGGTCACGTTGGTGCCCGCCACCAACGCGGGTGTGGTAGTGCCCGTACCACCATTGGCCACGGCCACAATGCCGGTCACGTTGGACGCAGTACCCGTGGTGTTTTGGTTAAAGGTTGGCCAAGTAAACGTGCCAGTGCTGAAGTTGCCAGACTGCGGCGTACCAAGGATCGGCGTCACCAAGGTCGGTGAAGTGGCAAACACCAGCGCGCCACTGCCGGTTTCATCGGTCACCGCAGCCGCCAAATTGGCGCTGGACGGCGTGGCCAAGAAAGTGGCTATCCCAGTGCCCAAGCCCGTGATTGAGCCCACCGCAGGCGTGATGGTGGTGTTTGTGACGCCTGTGACTTGGCCTTGGGCGTTGGTGGTCAACACCGGCGTTTGTGTGGCCGAGCCGTAAGTGCCCGCCGTGCCGATGTTTGTGATCGAAAACTGGTTGGTAATTAGGGATAACCCTGTACCCGCCGTGTAAGTTTGCACAGCGGCAAACTGCAAAAAGACCAGCGCAGTGGTGCCTACAGTGATGGGTAAAGGGGTTTGCTGAACCCAAGATGTATTGGCGTTGACTGTGCCAGACAGCACCAACACCATGTCACCTTCATCAATTTCATTTGTGCCCGTGCCACTGGTGTCGTAGTCCGTTGCGCGGGTCAAGATGTAGGGCAACAAGGCTGTTCCGGCTTGGGTCAAAGTGTAAACGCCGTTATTTGCGCCTGTCACTTCATTTTTGACCAAAATACGTTTGCCAACATCGCCGACGACAAATGTGTACCCATCAATGGTCAGCGTTCCTACGGCCACCGCAGTAAGCGTTGCCCCTACGCCGCTGGTACCGTTGTTGTATGTGTTGGCCGGTAATGCGGCGGTGGTGGCGTAATTACAAGCCGCGTGGAAATTGATGCCGCTTGCAATGCTGTCAGCGTAGGATTTGTTGACAATATCGTTGCTTGATGTCGGTGCGGTGGTGATCGTGCCGCTGGTCAACGTGACCGAAGTGATGTCGGTGTTGGCACCTTTGAGCGCGAATGGTGCGCCGCCCGCTGATGTAGCGCCTGTGCCACCGCTGCCAATCGCCAAAGTGCCGCCAAGGGTGATGGTGCCGCTGCTTGTGATTGGGCCACCGCTGGCGGTCAAGCCTGTCGTGCCGCCCGATACGTTGACCGATGTGACCGTGCCTGAACCACCGCCGGTAGACGGCACAAAAGGCGGCGCGAGTTGCAAATCGTCAAGCGATGTCTGGTTGTTGCCACCGCCAGTCAAAGTGAACAAGTTCAAGAAAAACCGATACCACTCCCGTGACATCAAACCCGTGCGTGGGTCGATAAACTCGACCCGCGACGAGGGTAGGTTCGTTATATTGAGTTGCTCAGGCATTGGTCGGGCTCAGAATCAATTCAGCGCCCGTAATGGCCACTTTCACTGGATCGGTGCCAGACACTTCATAGACCCTGTCCCGTAGCTTGAGCGTCATGCCCAACCGACGCCAGAACACGCGCTGGTAGTACGCGCCAATCTTGCCCATCGGGGCCCAGTGCTCGTTACTCCAAGTGTGACCGCCATCATCTGACCAACGCAACATGACTTGCGGGTCGTCGCCTTGGCCAGTAGCCAAACCCGTGCCAGATTCGCAATCCAGTTGCAAACTGTGGTGGGCGGTGCGTTTGAGGTTGTTTGTGCCGCTGGGCAAAGCTCTCCACGACCGTAACCATTTTTGAGGCTGGTCGTTGTCGGCGTACACATTCAGCGTCATTTTGTAAATGTTGCCGTTTTCAAAGTCACCAACAATTGTGTTGCCTTCGTAGTTGCATTGGCAGTTAGACCGATGACGGGTAAAAGAGCCGTTGTACCAGCCCGCCCGCTCATGCCATGCTTGGGTGGCTACATCGTAGACCCAAGTGGCGTTGCCGGTTGGGAATGTCAACACATAAAAAGCATGGCCTTCTTGCTGGTATGTGTACGCCACCGCATCCGAAATGTTGCCGTATTGAGCAATTGCGTACTCAATGGCGTGGGTAGATATGCGTTGGCCGGTGTAGCCGTTGGCTCTGTAGACGATACCTTGGCCACGGGCATCAGTGCCCAACCAAAACAACCCATTGTCCAGCTTAGCCACTGAGAACGCGGCCACGCAACCAATTTCATTGAAAGCACCTTGGATGCGGGTCAACGGGAAGTCAGCCAAACCGGCGTCGTACCAGACTTCGATGGAGTCGGTGCCAAACATCCATGCTTCGCGGTGGTCTACGTTGATGGCCACCAAACCGTCGGGTGAACCCTCAGTGCTGGCAAAATCCAGCGGATCGACCGACAGGCCGTCCAACAGGGATGTCACCCATACTTTTTGGCTGTCTGGTTCGTTGAACACAAAATAGCCGTCCAAGTAGCCCACAGTCACCGCACCAGGGAAATCTGGGTCAGTAATCTGCTGAAACACGTTGGTGACTTCGTTGTAGATGTAGCTGTCAGGGTTGCAGGCAAAGAAAAGCTGGGTTCCGTTGTCAGCAATAGACACGGGGCCGGTGCCCGTCACGTTGCCCAAAAAAGTGGGCGCGGCGGTCATGCCATCAAGCTTATAGACTTCGTTGCCGGACACCACGTAAAAGTCCGAACCGTTGGTCTGATGCGCCCATAAGGCACGGATGGGGCCTGTGCCAATGGTTTGCAAAAGCTCCAAGCCAGGGCAGCGAGTCAGAAAAGCGGCGGTTTTGCCGCCGTCTGGCGTAGCCTCAGGGTACAGATTGACCATGCGATTGTCGGCAGCGTTGACGCTGCGGGCAACGTAACTGGCGCCAAGAATCGGTGTTTGCATTATGCTTGTGCTCCAATAGTTAGCGTGATAACATTCATGCTCGTTACTGGAGGCTTAAAATGATGTTGACTGCGGAACAATTGAAAAATACGCTTGACTATGACCCCAATACTGGCGTGTTTTTGTGGAAAATTCGCCCTAGCAAAGCCGTTAAAGCTGGCGATGTTGCGGGTTGCGCTGAAAAACGAATTGGATATATTACGATTGGCATATCCAAACGCATTTACAAAGCGCATCGTTTGGCTTGGTTGTATGTGTACGGAGATTGGCCGAAAGGACTTATTGATCACCTTAACGGCGACAAGGCTGATAATCGAATTGCAAACCTTCGCAATGTGTTTGCGGATGGAAACTCGCAAAACGTGCGAAAGCCAAATCGCCGTAACAAGTCGGGTTTTATGGGCGTTATTTGGTTTCAAAACAAATGGCGGGCGAGTATGTCCGTCAACGGCAAATCCAAATGGCTGGGCGACTACAGCACTCCTGAAGAAGCGCATCAAGTTTATCTTGCGGCGAAACGTAAATATCATGCTGCTTGCACCATTTAGTAGTTAATAGTTCGAGGCGTAGATGTTGAACCGTTGACGTGTGGCCACAATAGCGTAGGGCATCGACATCACATCGTCAGGGTTGTTGATGCGCTTCAGGTTGCGCTTGGATGTCATGGCAATCCGCTGTACTTGCGGGCTTGGTTCCACACCAAACTCAGGCGCAAATTCCATGGCCAAATTGTAGGTAAACGCTCGCAAATAGCCTGGTGGAAACAAAATATCGGTCACCAAAGTAGCAGGCTGCGTCAGTTCTTCCACTGAAATAAAGTGCCATTCCAAGTCCCGTGTGGGCTTTGGGTAGATGTACATTTCAATGTCAGGATAGGTCATATTGACAAAAATGACCTGTGGGTACGTGGAAGTCACAGTTTTGACCGCAATGCCGTCGTACTGTTGTTGGTTGATAAATTTGATGCCAAAAGACACGTTGGTGCCTGGATCGCGGTAATAGGTGGCGTCGTCCAACAGCACAGGACGGTTGCCGGTAAAGTTACCTGATGGGCCTAGTGTTCGGCTAATTTCACCCGCAGGCCAAGTAAAAATTTGGTCTTGGGTGCTAAAAACTGACAGGCGTTCGGTGTTCCATGAATCAATCATCTGATTCAACGCCATCAAGGCGTCTTGGGACACGGACGCAGAAGGTGTTTCACCTTCAGCCAACACACCAAGCAATCGTAATGCTCTATTGATTTGATCGCCAGCAGTGTAGATGGCCATGTTTATGCTCCTTGTTCGACCACCTCTGTGGGTCGGCTACGACGACGTTTTACTTCCAGTTCGTTGACGACAGGAGCCGCCTCAACAGGCGTGTCTAAAGTATATCGCACCCAGCCATTTTTTTCATCTTCTACGGCTTCAAGCTCCATGGTTGCGACCTTGGCACCGTGAACCGGATGAGACATGTAAATAACAGACATAGTTTGGAAACGGGGGCTTTTGACCCCCGTTTGGTTAGGTTGCGCCGTGGATGATGGCAAAGTTGATGATGACAGCTTCAGAGTATGAAGTTGCAGCAGTCAAATTTCGCAACGTGATCAAAGCAGAGCCCGCAGCCAAATACGAAACGTATGTGGTGTAAGCACCCGCAGCACTGCCAGTAGTGTTACTGGAAACATTCACAATGATTGTGTCATTGATAGAGATTGTGCTGTTGGTCAAAACAAACGACACGGCAGCGCCTGCGGCCAACGCTGCGTCATGCATCGTAATACGGCCAGCAGACTTGTTTAAAGTCACGCCCGTCGATTTACTTGTCAATTGAGTCACAGCGCCTTGTGCTGCTGCGGAATAGCCAATTTCTTGGCTAGCGTAGCAGGTAGTGAATTCAGGGTCGCTATACGCAACGCCTACTGCTTGAGTATTTGGCATGATTTTTTCCTTTAAAAACGGGGGCCGAAACCCCCGTTAATTACATCAAA